AAGCGTAGTACCCAGAAGTCCCATCGGCGTATTGTCGATAACCAGACTGCCGCGTGGCAGGCGGTCTGGTCTGGCCTTGTGGCCTCTGGTTTCTCTCAGGAGAATGGTTGTTGGGCGTTCCGTGAGTGGGTTTCGCATTCCAGCCCGAGGGGCACTGACTGGATGTGCGCGAAGATCAAGGATCTTTGCGTATCCCTCCGTGATGTGTGTTTGACGGCTCGGGATGTGGAATACGTTCCGGAAGTTCCCAATCGCCTCCAACGGTGGCTTCGACGGAAGGCGGCGGTCGAGCCCAGGCGCATCCTCGCGTTCACGAGGTGCGCCCGGGCCCTTCCTAAACCTTCCGCTCGGCTTGCCCGCCGGGCGATGTACAACCATGCCAAAACCGTGGGTGAAGGTGGCCATGCTCCGTCTGACGTGGAAAGTCAGATCGAGGAGTACGCCTGTTCCCTCTTCACCCGCGGTCTCCTGAGAAAACGAAAAGGAAAATTCTCGCCCCACAGTAAGAACGCTGTCCAAGGAGGCTCTGGAAAGATGGGTGGTTATGATGGATACCTGCGCTCTTTGATCGAGGAAGAATATGGCGGGCTTGATGAGCTCGCCATGTTCTGGTCCCTCGAGGAGTGCATCGAGTCTCTTCGTGAACTCGTACCCAACTCTCCAGCGTCCGATAGTCTCTTTGGGCAGGCTTGGACTGCGATGCGTCGCATGAGGGAAGTACCAGACGGGGACATGTCTGGTGCTCACGAAGAAGCGTACGCTGACTTCCTGCAGGCATTTGGCTGTCTGCTTTCCATCAGGGAGTACACTTCTTCGCACCCTACAAAGGGTGATCCTCTGACCGAGGCTTATGGAGTCATCCATAAGGCGACTGTCATCGCAGAACAAGGCTGTAAGGCGAGAATCATAACCGTTCCTCCTGGAGGTGTGTTCACTATTGGAGATCTTCTCCGCCAAAGGTTGTGGCCCGCTGTCATGAAAGCTGACAAGCGGGTGCGTCCCTTCATCGAGTCCGTCAATGACGAGATGTTGGTCACCGACCTTCGTGCGAATAAGCTCCGGTTGGCAGCTGGTGAGGCCTTCCTGTCGGCTGACCTCACTAAGGCTACAGACGGGTTTTACCATAATGCAGTTCGTGCCGTACTCCGCGGTGCGACACGTGCCGGCCTTGGCCAGGGCTGGTACGACCTTGCGGCCGAATGCCTTGGCGTCGGTCAACGGGTGCATTATGTGCAATACCGTCTGGATGCCTTCCCAACCGAACACCACCAGGAGATACTCGGGCTCTTCCGATCCGTTGATGGCAAAGGAGGGAGGACCGTCATGGTACCGCTTCGCCGTGGTATCTTGATGGGTACTCCTCTCTCCTTCACGGTGTTGTCCGTGATCAACGGGTGGGCTTGTCAGCCATTGGGGCCGAAGACGCGCATCTGCGGAGATGATGTGGTCTCGGCCTGCAGGCCTCCGAGTATTACCGCTTACGAGCGCAGGGTCGTAGCGGTAGGTTCTGGACTTCATAAGGGGAAGTCTTTCTACGGAACGAAGGGTTTCACCTTCTGCGAGGTGTTCGGACTGGGCTCCGGCCCAGTTCGATTCTTCAATCCGTATCCCCTTAAGCAGTTCCAGAGAGACGGTTATGGGGTTATGGATCCCGGCAAAGCAGCTAAGTACGACGTGGTACAGTGGTCTTCGCTGCGCCGCGTTTGCCGGGTCCTTCTCAAGGGTGTTCGTGCCAGGGCACGGAGACTTGGGAGACCTCCAGAGCTTACCGCGGCTCTCGGAGGCCTGGGTCATCCCAGTAAGGGAATGCGTTCCCTCCCCAAGCCCGTACGGGCTTCCTTGAGACAGTTGGTGGAAGACCCAACTGTTAACCCTTTCCGATTCGTCACACGTGTTGATACCTTCTTCGCTCCGGACGATGCGAAATTGTTCCGGCG